GTTGAGCGAGGTGAAAATACTCTGATAGTCGTTCCGACGACTTCGTTAGTAGAACAGATGTATAAAGATTTTGCAGACTATGGTTGGGATGTAGGTTCATTTTGCCACAAGATATACGCAGGAAAAGAACGAGAGACAGACCCTCAAGTAATCATAACGACTTGGCAATCAATCTACAAACTCCCCCGAAAATATCTTAAAAGATTTAGTGTTGTGATTGGGGATGAGGCGCACCAATTTAAATCAAAGTCATTAATATCTATAATGACAAAACTTGACCATGCAAAATATCGGTTTGGATTTACTGGTACACTGGATGGAACACAGACTCACAAGTGGGTTTTAGAGGGTTTATTTGGGCCTTCATACAAAATCATAGGGACGAAAGACCTCATGACCAAAGGTCATGTTGCAAAACTTGATATTAATATCTTGCTTCTTAAACATCCACCTCAAAAATTTGAAACATTTGAAGACGAAATACAATTCATAATCACAAACGAAAAGAGAAATAAGTTTATCCGGAACCTAGCACTTGACCTCAAAGGTAATACACTTATATTATTTTCACGAGTCGAAGGTCATGGAAAGGTTTTATTTGACCTGATAAATAATAATATACTTGAACAACGTCAAACCTTTTTTATTCATGGTGGAGTAGATGCTGAAGATCGTGAAAGAGTTCGTGAAATCACTGAAAAAGAAAATAATGCCATTATCGTGGCCTCCTACGGAACTTTTTCTACTGGTGTCAATATCCGTAATCTCCATAACGTTATTTTCGCTTCTCCCTCCAAGTCGCGTATACGAAATCTCCAGTCCATCGGAAGAGTGCTCCGTAAAGGAAATAACAAAGTAAAGGCAACTTTATATGACATCGCTGATGATGCGACATATAAATCAAGACGTAATTACACACTGAATCATTTGATTGAAAGAATCAAAATCTATAATTATGAAAAATTTAATTACGAAATCATCAACATCTCACTTAAAAAATAATATGGGAGACGAATTCTACAGCATTCTTAAACTTGTTTCCGGAGAGGAGATCTTCGCACTCGTTTGTGTAGACGAGAGTGAGGATGAACCCATATTGATTTTACACAATCCAATTAAGATGAAACCACTTCATCCACAATCTAATCAATTGAGTTATATTAAAGTAACTCCTTGGATGGAATTATCAGAAGAAGATATGTTTGTCCTAAGAATGGATAAGGTAATCACTATGACAGAGTGTAAAGATAAGAAACTTATTAAGATTTATAAACAATATATTGAAGAAAAAGATGCGGACGATATTCAAGTAATTAAACAAAGAAGTGAAAAAGGAAAAATTAGTTGGCCTGGTGATCCTAAATTAGGATATATCTCTAGCGTACAAAAGAAAAGAGAATCGTTGGAACAGCTCTTTAAGTCTGATTCAAAAGAGCCTTAATTCCCTTCAAACCTCACAAAGGTTATTGTACACATATAACGAGGTGTTGTCAAGTCCTACCTTAACTTGTCAAGAAAATAAAATATGCTATAATATAATATAGTTACGACAGATAAGATGTCATGCCCAGAAAGAAGTCTGAACACTATGTAAATAACAAAGAACTTTTGGAGGCACTTATTGTCTATCGAGCAAAAGTTGCCCATGCAAAAGAGAATGATCTTCCTAAACCTAAAATTACTAATTATCTAGGATCATGTTTTTTGAAGATTGCTACACACTTGTCATATAAACCAAACTTCGTTAATTATATGTTCCGTGATGATATGATATCAGACGGTATTGAGAACTGTGTTCAGTATATTCACAACTTTGATCCAGCCAAATCAAAGAATCCTTTTGCATACTTTACTCAAATTATACACTATGCATTTCTTAGAAGAATACAAAAGGAAAAGAAACAGTTAGATATTAAAAATAAAATTATTGAAAAGACAGGGTTTGATGAAGTCATGCATGTTGATGAAGGAGGGGCCTTGACAGGAGCAATGTCTGAATATAATACAATTAAGGATAACATTGCACAGAAGAAGAATAGATGAGAGTTGCAATTATAACAGACACCCACTATGGTGCTCGTAAGGGTTCAAAACACTTACATGACTATTTTGAACTATTTTACAAAAATGTATTCTTCCCCTCGCTAGAGGAGGAAGGCATTGATACTATCATTCATATGGGCGATGTATTTGATAGTCGTAAGTCAATTGATTACTATAGTCTTGAGTGGGCTAAGAGAGTTGTATTTGAACCAATGAAGAAGTATCAGGTTCACGCAATCACAGGAAATCATGATTGTTATTATAAGAACACAAATGAAATCAATTCTCCAGAGTTATTATTGAATAATTATACTAATATTAAGACATATTCAAAAGCAACTGATGTTAATATTGGTGGACTAGATATTCTCCTTTTACCTTGGATAAGTGTAGATAATCATGCAGATAGTCTTGAAGCAATTCAAAATTCTAAGGCAAAGATTGCAATGGGACACCTTGAGATCAATGGTTTTAAGGCAACTCGTGGACATATGATGGAAGATGGTATGCCTAAACAGGTATTTGATAAGTTTGATAATGTATTTTCTGGACACTTTCATACTCGTTCAAGTGATGGAAAGATTCACTATCTTGGTAATCCTTATGAGATGTTTTGGAATGATGTCAATGATCCTAGAGGGTTTACCCTATTCGATACAGACACTTTAGAGAGAGTTCCAGTTAACAATCCTTATAAATTGTTTTATAACATATATTATGAAGATACTAATCATAAATTATTTAATACTACTGAATATAAGAATAAAATTGTAAAAGTTATTGTTCGTAAGAAGTCAAGTCCAAAAGAATTTCAGAAGTTTATTGATAAACTTTATCGATCAGAAGTTCAAGACTTGAAGATAGTTGAAAACTTTGCAATCGTTGAGAATGAGGAGTTTGATATTGAAGAAGATGAAAATACAATTTCGATATTGAATCGTTACATTGATGAAGCAGAGATTGAGTTTGATAAAGGAATTGTAAAAAACATTTTTCGTGATCTGTACAGACAAGCCTGCGAGGTAGAATAATGTTCCTTCTTTCACTTAGACATCGTAGAGACGATGGTGCATATGCTGTTCAAGACTCGAATGGTGATAAAGTTCTTTTCTTATTTGAAGAGGAGGATGATGCTGAAAGATATAAATTAATGTTACAGGATCTAGAAATTGATGTAGATCATAAGATGGACATCATTGAAGTTGATGATGACCTTGCCATAAAGACCTGTAGCATGTATAATTATAAGTATGCTGTCATCACACCTGATGATCTTGTGATTCCAAATAGTAATGATAAAATTCAAGAAGATTAAGTGGAAAAATTTCCTGTCAACAGGAGACCACTGGACAGAGATTGATTTCCTTGAGAAAAATACAAACTTAATAATCGGACACAATGGTTCTGGTAAGAGCACCTTGTTAGATGCACTTACCTTTGTTTTGTTCAATAAACCATTTCGTAAGATTAATAAATCTCAATTAGTTAACACAGTAAATGAGAAAGAGTGTGTAGTTGAACTGGAGTTTGATGTTAATTCAAGAGAGTATGTTGTTCGTAGGGGAATGAAACCAACCGTATTTGACATTGAAGTCAATGGTTCTCCTTTACATCGACAGGCTGATGATAGATCAAATCAAAAGATATTAGAAGAGAATATACTCAAAGTTAATTACAAATCGTTTACACAAATAGTTATACTTGGAAGTAGCACCTTTGTACCTTTCATGCAACTATCAAGTTCAGTTCGTAGAGATGTGATAGAGGATTTACTTGATATTCGTATTTTCTCATTTATGAATAATTTATTGAAAGATAAGTTGAGAATACAAAAAGAACAAGTTCGATCTCTTAACTTAAAAAGAGAAAACTTGGAAGATAAGATTAAGATGCAAGATAAGTTTCTCAAAGAGATAGAGAATCGTAGTAAAGAAGATGTGCGTAGTCGAAAACAAAAGATTAATGATTTAATTAAAGAAACTGATGAATATGTAATTACAAATGAAGAATTGGAAACTGAAGTTCGCGATACGACTAAGGAGCAGGAAAAGTTTGTAGGTGCTGACAAAAAACTGTCCAAACTGAACAACTTTAAAGGACAGATATCAAATAAGGTATCTACTATTACGAAAGAACATAAGTTCTTCAAAGAGAATACGGTTTGTCCCACCTGTACACAGCATATAGAAGAAGACTTTCGTTTAAATAAGATTAAAGATGCTCAATCTGAGGCTAAGAAACTTAAAAAAGGTTTTGAAGACTTAGAGAAAACTATCGAACAAGAGAAGGAAAGAGAGCGTCAGTTTGTCAAACTAACAAAGGAGATTACTAAACTCAATAATGGCATTTCTAAAAACAATACTCACATCTCTATCAACCAGAAACAGGTTAGAGAACTTGAATCAGAAATTCAAACTATTACCGAGCAATTTAAAAACAGAAATACTGAGCATGAAAAACTAAAAGAGTTTAAAGACAATCTTAAAAATACAATTGATGAACTTTCGGTTCATCGAGAAGACATAAATCACCACGACTTTGCATATTCCCTACTCAAAGACGATGGTGTTAAAACAAAAATAATCAAAAAATATCTACCATTTATCAATCAACAGGTAAATCGATACCTACAGTTGATGGATTTTTATATCAATTTTACCTTAGATGAAGAGTTTAGAGAGACTGTAAAATCTCCTATCCATGAAGATTTCTCTTATGCATCTTTTAGTGAGGGTGAAAAGATGAGAATTGATTTAGCACTTTTGTTTACTTGGCGAGAAGTTGCAAGAGTCAAGAATTCAGTGAATACCAATCTATTAATTATGGATGAGGTCTTTGATTCATCTCTTGATGGTTTTGGAACTGATGAATTTTTAAAGATTATTCGATATATAATAAAGGGAGCAAATATTTTTGTGATATCTCATAAGTCTGACTTAAACGATAAGTTTGAAAATGTGATACAATTTGATAAAATTAAAGGATTCTCTAAAATAGTAAAGGAATGAACACACCTAACTGGCAACATCACTCCAAGAAGGAGAAGAAACGAAAACTTAAACCTCAAGCTCTACGTTCTGCAAGAGAAAGACGTAGACAGTTATTAAAGTGTCTACTAAACCCTGCCAACGGTAGGGTTTCTTTGTATAATGAGTATATCAGAC